CCTTGGTCAGCCGCTCCAGTATCTCCGTGAAGTGAGGACTAAGCAGGTATTGGAAGCCTTTGTATGTCTCAGGCTTGAAGTGATGCCAGTCGTTGCAGGTCTGCTTAACCTCCAGCGGGTTGTCGTAGCGAAACCAGCAGTCATCGTCCTTGGCTGGAAACTCTCTTGCTAAGTTGATCGCGTCAGCGAAAAAGTCATCGACAATGCAATGCCAGAATGGGTGGTGGTCGATAATCACCGCTTGTTTCTGGTACTGATCGCTTTTGCCTTTGCCTTAGCATCGGCCTTGCTGGATGCGCCCCAGGCTTGCAGAGACAGCAACAAACGAGTTGGCTTACCGTCCTTGCGCTCCGGCCCCGGCATATTGCCCATCCTCGCTAGGAACGATGCTCTCCGCGGGTTGTCGCCTGACTTGACCGGAGGCTTTAGGTCGCTGCCGGGGTTTTCTCGCTCGTAAGACTTGCGCCCGGCCTCGTTTAGACCGCCCTTCGCGTTCTTGCCAGCCTTGCGAGTCCATGCGGCACTCATTCGTCCATCATCCCTGCAATCTTGATGATGATCCCGCCCTTGCCTTTAGCCTGACCACCCAGCCACTTGTTGCAGACCATATCCTCTGAGCAGACAAAATTAAGCTGGGCACAGTAACCCATGTCCTCGGCTTCGTCCTCCATGCCTTTAGCAATGCCGTTTTCGAGACACCCTTGCATCTCGTCTGACTGTACGAACGCAGCGCAGTTCTCGCACTTGTACTCTGCGTCCTCGCCTGCTTCCATGTAGTCGGCTTTATCGACTGCCTTCTGCTTGTTGGCGTCGTTTAGCTCGGCATCACCAGTGACAATAGGACACTTCATTTCTTCCTCGCTGCTCTCATGTTGTCCACGAGGTTAGGGTAGGGTCGGCCAGCAGAGGCAGCCATCGCTTTAGCTGACTTCTTCTCTTTCTTAGACAGAGGGTCAGGCTTGCCCAGCTTCTTCGGACGGGGTTTATCCCAGATGGGTTTCATTTGCGCCCCGGCATCTTTTTGTAGGCTTTCTTCGGCGTCTTGGCAATCATCTCTTTTGCCACCGACATCGGAACACCGGTGTCTTTCGCCACCTTCTTGCTGCCAGCGGCTGCGTACATGAGTCGCTGTTGAGCCTTGCTAGTGATCGGCATATCAGTCCTCGACGATAGAAGTTAGATGCCCGATTCGGCCTCGTACGCCTATTGTACCGACTTCGTTGAGAATGTCACGAAACAAAAACTTGTAGAACCCATGTTCCATGTCGAACACCTTTCCACCGTCCCACTGCTCGTGGAAGAACTTCTCTATCTGCTTCAGCGTCTCCAACATCTGCGGGATCAGGTTGTAGTCGAACGAATACAGCCGAGTCATCAGCATCCCATTAGTCCCAACATAATCCAGCGGATAGCCTGTCTGCCTTGCCTGGGCAAACGTAGCTTTGTTCGCAACGTGAGCCTGCAAGTTGAACTGATCGGTCAATACATACCGACCGGAAATCTTAAAGATGTGACTGTATCGGTTGGGAATGGTCGAGAGAATGTCTATCGTTGTGTGCAATTCGATAGCGTTCTTGATATACGCAACGTCTCGTCCTGTTTTTTTGACTCCCTGAATAAACCGAGAGTTGTAATGCTTAACAGTCGCTCGAGGAAACACGACATTCTGATGCTCGAAACTTGATTCCAGCACCCAGATGGAAGCAATCGGACACGCTCGGTGAATGCTCTCAATCGTTTGATGCGTTTCGTGCAACCGTTGAGGATCGCCGTTAATAGCAGAAGTGACGAGAAACAGAATCACCATTTACCTCGCGTCGATTTCCACTCCTGCCGAGCAAACACCATCTCACCGGAATATGGAAGCCCTGCGAAATGATCCGGCAGAAAGAAATGGCTAGGCCAAATCGTGAGATCACGGTATTCGTGGTTCACCCAGGTACTCGTCAACCTCGTCGGGCCTGAGAACTGCCATGCCATCAGGTCGCCAGGATCGTCATTCAACAGATCATCGACAATCTGCCCGATAAACGGATGGTTAGGGATTGCCCCTACCGCACCGTTAGACAGCAATCCGGGCCTGAGAAGCTCCGACTCCCACGAACACCAGACATCCGGCTCTAGCATCCAGTCAGGAATGGCCCTGGAAGGCTCTGAATCGGCGTCTAACGCGATCCCGCCGTGTTCGTATAGGATCTCCCACCTCATGCAGTCTGCGACGCCACAAAGCTCTGTTTTCCAGAAGTGCTTCATGTGCTTGGCAAGCCTCCAGCCTTTGGACAGGTCGGAGTTGCCCCAAAGGTTGACCTCAAAGTCGGGGTTGAGGTTTTTCCACCGCTGGATGGTTTGCAGCGGGGCTTTGGTTTCGTCGCCCACCCAGACGAAGTGCAGGATCTTGGGGATCACAAAAAAATCCCCCTGCAATAGGGGGAAAAGGAGGAGACGCTCACAGTTTATCCCGTTGCAATTCGATCTGTCTAGCGCAGATTCTGGCGTCGGCTGAGATTTCCAGTGCCAGGTTTATTGCGCGGTCGGTTTCTTTTTTTAGCAGCAGGTCGTGCAATTTCGACAAGTTCATCCTCATCGTCAGGTAATTCGTGATCCAGTCCTGCATAGTTTGAACTCCAGAGTTGATAGTTTTGACGCATGACCCTGCGATCCATTGGTTCGAGTCCTGCCAGCTTTTCGTGTGATGTGTTGTTCATTATCCTTAAAAGTTGATCGCGGAACACTGGTGGATCGTAATCTAGCCAATCAAGGTATCCGTCAGAAGCGTCTGAAAACAGAAATCTGCACGCTGTCCTGGCCTCGACAGTCATAATCGGACGTTTATCTTCCATGACAGGACGGTGCGTCATGTCTCGGATGGCCAGAGATACGACAGCGGCTAATAGTCGGGCTTCAGGTTGTGAGTCCACGTTTGGCCTTTTCGATTGCTCGGTTGATCCAGCTTGGCGGGGTGGAGATTTCAGCAGAGACGTAGTAGATCGACTGGTACGGGTGAGAGACATAGACAGCGTTGATAGCCGCCCTGTCGTCTGGCCCTAGTTTCTGGACAACAGCATCAACGATCTTCGCGTCTGTCTGATCTGCTAGCGGCTCTTTCCGCTTCCATGCTGCCCAATTGTGTAGCCTCGACTCCACAGAACCTCCCTGATAGTGCGCGGAACCGTTCAGCCCCGCAGTGAAAACAAACATAAAGTTCGACAACAGAATGCTCAGTGATTGATTGATCGACAAGTCTGAAATCATTTTGGCAAGTCATGGCTCAAGTACCTCAGTTCGACGATCCTTGCACACTCTCTCAGCTTTGATACGTTCGTTCGCTTCATGACCTCGATTGCGATTGCAACGAATGTTTCGACTTCAGCACGTTCATCGTCACCCCACCCGATTAGCTCTGCAATACAAGACTTGAGACGTTCGTCCTTCAGCTTTGCGATTGTCTCAACGACATACTCCAGGTCATCTCTCGACAGACTGTTGCGCTGCTGGACGAGTTCTATCATCCGTCCTGCAATCTGATCGACAGTGATCGGGTCTTTACGCATTTGTCTCTTTATAAGTTTTCAAATTGCTTTCTGTCGGCCATGGCAGGCTTCCGTGTCTTCGCCTTCCAAATTCGCTCATGGATTCACACAAGTACAAATTTGATAACCTATTATCTAGCCCTTGGTTGTTGATATGAATGACAACCTCGGTGCGCTTTATCATTCTCCCTAAGTATTTTGAAATAATTATCCGGTGCTCAGCCATGTATTTGCCCACATAGCCTTGGCGTTTTCCAACCAACACAAACTTATGATTAACGTGCTTTTGCACATGCTCGCCGCCACGGAACCCATGGGCGTTCACTCCTGAGAAAAACACATTCTTACATTTAACGGAGCATGTGCACTGGTTTTCTTGTCTTTCTCTACTGATTGGATAAAACATCACGCCGCAAACAGCGCATGGTTTTTCTTCAAATGATCGCGATCCGGCTACAAAGCACTGCTTCGAGCAGTACAATCTTCGTCCATCCCCCCACGTTGCTGTTGATGATCGTTTCGCTATAAACATAGAACCACAATACAAACACGCTTTATCTGTTGGTTGTACACAGTTCCCTAAAAAACATTTCCGACTGCAGAACCTTCTATCCGCACCGTGATCGGGACGCGCCAAAAATGTGTCATTGCAGTTTTGGCATGTGTACTGTGTGCGAGGTAGCAAGCCAGATTTGTTGCGGCATGTAATAGAACAGAAGCGAGATTTGTTTTTCCTATGGTTAGGACATGCGTACTCTATCTTGCAATGCTCGCAAGTTTTAACAACAGCTGGCCCGTATGTCATGCATTCTTCTCTTTTAGCTTCGCATCAACTATATAAACAAACGCTTGCCAGTTGGTTCTATCGCCGAACGTCACTCGATTGACTAGAGCACGCGCTTCGTCGTCCGTCAGTTCGACCCATTGGCGCGGTGCGGTGTCAGCCTGCTCGATGGCAGCGCGGAGGGCTGCAACAGCAGCATCACATGACATAAACGGTGCGCCTTTCGCTTGGTATTCTTCCAACGCCTCCAACGCCTGCTTCATTGCTTCGATGCTCATTTCATCCCTCCGTACATTGCCCATTCTTTCGCTTTTTCTAGAAGGAACACGGCTTCTGCTCTGGTCATGCGGCTACTAAATGTAATCAGGTCGTTCTCGTTGTCGTAGCCGACCAGCAAGATGTCAGCCACTTGGCCTGCTTCGCACAAAGACATGACGTGCTTGACCGCAAGATCGGGCGTAAAGTTTTCGGATGCTGGAAGGCTAATGACGTTTTTGTTGTTCATTTCCGTCTCCACAAAAACCGCAACGTCAGACCATCAACGAAGTTCCGCTTGAACCGTGTCTCCGGTGCCCAGATCACATAGCCAAGCACGATGCCCACGGCCCAGCCGATGAAGAAGGCTTCGGTCATTTCTCACCTCGTGCTCGGATGGCGTCGGCAGCTTCGATGTATGTCTTGGCATTAAAGGCAATCTGAGCACACGCCTCACGCTCAGCAGCGGCGACAAGGGCGGCGAAGCGGCGCAGGGAGCCGTTGTCGCCATCAAACCCAACGAACCCAGCCTCTCGCGCCATGCGGGTGATGTCATCTCGGTTCATCGCTCCAACCTCCCATCTGGGTTTCCATCTCCATCCACGCTCATTCCCTCCGCTGGCACCTCGTACGTTGACCACCTGTGCTCGCAGTTAGAACAGTCGCGTAGTCGCCACTTCCATCCGTATCGAGTGTCTCGGCGGGACTCCTTTACCTTGCTCTGCCACGATCCGCATACAGGACACAGGCTCATTTTGTTTTCCGGTTGTCGTTGATGATTACCGGGAACCGATCCCCGAACCCAGCAAACGTAAGCCTCTCCAACCTCGCTGCCATCGTCCTGCGGATCACCTGTTTCCCGTTCCACTTGAACCGATAGCCAGCAAGGTGGTACTCCGTTATTTCCTTGCAGTCGGCTATCAGCGCATCCACTATTTTCTGCTCGTCTGTCATAGTTTGGTATTGGGGGAAACCCGTAGTCTTGCTTTCATCTCTGCCAGTGCAGTCCGACCAATGTCTGTCTTAACCTTCGGGGCTGGCAGCGCGTCATAGGTTCTGTGCTCTACTCGGTCGAAGTCCTTGCACATACCGATAAACTCGGAGAGGTTGGGGGGCCATTCGCGTTTCTGATGCGGAATAGCGTCCATGACCTTTCGCAAAACATCTGGTTTGCAGGATTGCAGGAAGTTATTCCAGGCTTCCTTGGCTGGCATGATTGCGTTGTCGTCATGCTCAAACATGACCTTAAACTTCTGCGCCCCGTACAGAGCGACAAACCTCTCAAAAACTCGGTCCGCTAAGTGCATTTAGTCGCTCCTGATAGTCAGCATCGATAACGGTCACAACGTCTGGTTGGCGTCGGCCTAGCAACAAGTCCATTTTGCGATCTTGCTTGGCAGGTTGGGAATTAGGGGAAACCCTAGTGTTGCGAATCCAGTTGCGCCACGTTGCTGTCCAGTCGGCCTTGACGCCCTTGCTTCCAGGCTGAGCGATCCAGTAGTCGCGGAACGAATCGAACGTCTTGCGCGGGTCGAGGTCTGGACGCTCTTGGTTGCAAAAGTCAATCCAATCGTCAGGAACATCATTAAGATCAAAGCGCGTCGAGCGCGGCCTCTTTTCTTTTATATGGTTATTGGTTACTGGTTCATGGTTATTGGTTAGTTGAACATCTGTTGGCTGTGTGTCTGACACTTGCTCAACAGGTGTTGAACTAGTGTTAGCCCTGTGTTCAGCAGATGCTTTGCCAGCCTTGCTACGCTTGTGGATAAGTTGCTTGTATTCTTTGATTTCAGCGTCACAGCGCGTGTGATGCCAGCATCCGTCTTCGAGCCTGAAGTACGAAACAAGGATCAGTTGGACGGTCTTTTCGTCTATTCCTAGCTGAAAAGCCAGGGCCTCGATGTCATCTGGAAGCGGTCGCTCCCGGTCGTAATACATCCAGATCAGGCGAAGGTAGGCCATTGACTGAGCATCTGTCAGTCGTGCCGTAGCCTTGATGAAATCACCGATGTGGTGATGGTAGTAATGCAAAGCAATCTCCATCGGTGCTGGCCTATCCGGTGAGAATTCCGGCAGGTCACACCCAGGACGGGTTAGAAACGGTCAGATAGACCAGCCCGATAAAGACTGTCTTGCTGACCTGCTATGCGCCTCTCACAGCGCAGAACCGATCATACGAAAACAAATGGTGCCTGTAAAGCCTTACACCAACCTTACAGGCACCCCTGCTAGAAACAGTTTGTATTGCAATTGCTGCCGTAACAACAGGTGGTGCAAGTGACATACCTGCCGTTGACGAAGTACGTGTGCGTGCTGCAAGCAGCGTAAGCAACACTAGCCACCAGAGAGAACAACATACCTATTGCTACTTTTTTCATCTCAACCTCACTTTCAACATTGCGTCAGCCATTTCATAACAATGCTCTGCAACATCAATATCATCTTCTGCCCAATCTGGAGATCCACCACCAGTGTGTGCATAGATGCCCTGCAAAGCCTTTGCTGCAAAATAGTCTCGCACAGACATCCCTGCATCGCTAACAGAGTTTTCGCACCCTAATGTTGGCGCAAGGTTTGGATGCAACGGAAACGCTGGGCCACTTTTGTCTTGACTCAATTTCACCTCCTTGTAGTGGAAAACACCTGCTAGAGAACCTTTTCCCCGCACTACTTGACAGATATCCTGCCAGCCTCGCACAGCGCAACCAACGTCTTGCGGAACGCATCCTCCCAAGCCTCCCGCCGCTCCTCTCCAGTCATCTTCGACCCCTGGTCAATAGCAAAGTGACAGTGCTGACAGAGTGCTGCCACGAAGCAATCGTGTGCCTTCATGCCCAGGCCCTTCCCGTATGCACCCCAGTTAGCGTGTGCGGCTTGTGTCTGACCATCCAGACCACATCGCTGGCAGTCGAGACTTGCTACCGCTTTGAGCCACGCTTTGTTGCGTACCATCTCAAAATCTCCTTCGCCAGTTCTTCCCTGCCTGCTATGCCTCGAGCCTTTTCAACACGCTCGAGATACTCCGTCCGTTTAGGCTTTGTCCAAGACAACACAGTTTGAGCCTCACAGTAGATCGTGTAAGCCTTGGACTGTAGTCCGACTATGGAGCCATCAGGGAGAGTGACGAGTCTTGCGTTGTCGTGTCGTTCGCCGCACGCAAAACAGACATCTCGTCCGTCTGCGTCAACCCGTGATTGATCGCCCATGCCAATACCTGCTCAACGTAGTCGGAAAACTGTGCCTTCGTCAGCCCTGTTGTAGTCGGCTCTGCCTCCATCACCTGACCGTTGGGCAACTCCAACATCCTCCCAGGCAAGTACCGAGTCTTGAAGTAAGCGTGCCAGACATCCTGATCGTGCGCCTGACCCTGCGGACGTATCTGCTCGCTGATCGCTGACAGTGTGGCCCAATAGAACGAGTTCTGGGCGCTTGTTCTGTTGGGTGGCTCTATCCGTACCACCCAGCCATGCCGAGCGGTTTTAACGGCTTCTACAGCCCTCTGGCGGGCAGTGTCGTGCGCTAGTGTGAAGATCATTTCAATACACCCCATGCTGCTGCTGCCACTGCTGGAACTTGTCCATTTCCAATGGCTTTAAGTCTGTCCACCCTAGCGGCCACCCCATTAGCCACTCGACCCACGTTGGGTTCAGACTTCCACCAGCTTGTGCCGTCAATGTTGGCGTGTTGCGCGAATGTTCGCTTGGTGCGTTCGTCTCTTTTGCATTGTGCGCTGTCGGCGTCGGCCATTTCATCACCGCTGTTGCAAGTCCATCCCCGCTTGTCTTGCTCAAACCCTTTCGGTTGTAATTGCCATGAACCGTTGGAGTCGGCCACAAGTGAGGATGTTTTACCTGGTTGCTCAATGAAATTTGATGACCCCTCTTGATGTGAGCGTCCATCGCCTCCCTTGATTGGTATGCTCCTCTCATACCTTCTTGCGCTTGTGGTGTGCGCCACAATCCAGATTCTGTCTCGCTGGTGCGGAGCACCAACGTCTGCCGCGCCCATAACATCCCACTGCGTGTCATACCCGAGCGAGGTAAGGTCTGCAATGACTCTGGTTCCTCCTCTAATAGTGAGCATTGGGCTGTTCTCAATGTAGACGTAACGGGGTCGAACTTCGCCAACCACCCGCGCCATTTCTCGCCAAAGTCCTGATCGCTCCCCGTCAAGTCCGTCTCCCCTGCCTGCGATTGAGATGTCTTGGCATGGAAACCCGCCAGATACGACATCAACAATGCCTCGCCACGGTCTACCGTCAAAGGTGCGAATGTCATCCCAAATCGGGAAAGGCGGGAGAAGTCCGTCATTTTGTCTGGCTGCAAGTACGCAAGCTGCGTATGGCTCCCACTCGACTGCACAGACGGTTCGCCATCCAAGGAGGTGGCCTCCGAGTATTCCTCCACCAGCGCCTGCGAAAAGAGCCAGCTCATTCATAACTCCACTTCTTTCAGTTGCCAACGGTTGCCTTCCTTGAACCACCCATGCAGCACCACCCGCCACCCTGAACGCAGCATCTCAGGGTAAGCCTCGGCCTCCTCGATCTTGTGCCGACGAGCAGACAGGTTCGACTTGCTTGTCACCTGGATTGCTACCGTCTCGCCGTGACCGATTGCCAGCAGATCAATGCAGCCCCAGAGGTCGTGCTTGCGCTTTGTGAAGCTGTTGTAGTGCTCGACCAATGCCACCTGATAGCCCTGCTCTGTAAGCAATGCCTTCGACCTAGCAGTCAGGCTAGACATTTTCGATCTGCACATCGATGTTGGCGTACTGCGGACACAGATCACCTAGCTTGACCACCCCGCCCGTCAACTCCTGAATCTGCAAAGCCCTCTTGATCGGCACCCCCCGAGTTTTCCACCCGTTTATTGCCTGTTTGCTGACCTGCAACTGCTCACACAACCGCCCCTTCGTGCCAACCAGTGCAGCGGCTAGGTTGATCGCGTCATTCGGTGTCATCGCAACCTCAAATTGTAAAAGTTGTAAAAAATGGAACGTTTTGCCTGACCTCTAGGTGGAATCTACTGTACTATTCTTTCACCGTCAACAAACAACAACCGAGGCACAAATGGACTTGTACTGGATTCGTGAGGACAACTACGACGACAGTCTCGAGCGTCAGCAAGAGCAGGAGAGCGACGAGATTGCCTGCTGGCTCGACTCGGCGTCAGTCAAGGAAATCATCCAGGTCTGGGGCGACCTAGACGTTCATACCGACCTGACGACAGACGACATCATCACGATGGTCTGGAACGGTGAGGATGCGAAAGCAAAGTTCAAGCAGCGCATTCAGGAACTGGCAGAGAAGCAGTTCGACACCTGGAAGCAGTCCTCCAAACTCGCATACAAGGCTTGCAAATGAAACATCTCGCAATCATCGCAGCAGGAGTAGTCCTCGGCATCACAGCAGTCGATTGGAGTATCGGTTCAACCTCAACCATCGGAGACCTTGTTTGGCAACTCATCTCACAAATCTAGACTTCAAGTGGACTCCCGGCGTCGCTACAGATGTGCAGCAAACGTGGCGACGATTCGGTTGGACACCACCGAGCGAACAGGAACAATACGTAACCAAATGGCAAAAATATCGAGGGACATATGAAACAGATCGCATCATCGTTGGTCAAGGCACAGAAGGCTTTCGGGCCTGCGTTGAAATCCTCCACAAACCCGCACTTCAAAAGCAGATACGCTGATCTTGCGGCCTGCGTAGAAGCTGTTATTGACGGGTTGAACGGGAACGGCATCATGCTCATGCAGCAGACGCACGAGTGCGAGGACGGTGTGATCGTCGAGACCGTATTCGTTCACGAGTCTGGCGAAACATTGTCGGGCGGTAAGCTCCACGTTCCTGCTGCAAAGCAAGACCCACAGGGCTACGGCTCGGCGCTTTCATACGCCCGCAGGTATAGCCTTATGGCAGCGTGCGGCATAGCTCCAGAGGACGATGACGGTAACGCCGCGGCAAAACGCCCAACACTCGACCCAGCACCGTACGTCAACCAGTTGATGAAATGCGCCACGTTAGACGAACTTAAGACGATCTATGGTCATGCCTACAAAGCCCATCAAGGTACTGAGGCAATGAATCTGATCGAAGCAGCTAAGAACAAACGCAAAAACGAACTCATGGAGGTGAAATGATGCAACCCGCAATCCTGCTGAATGACCAACAACGTGCCATGCTCCGAGCCGCCGCTCGAGTCGGACGCGACTACCAACACGACAACAAAGAACTGGAGGTAACAATCGCCCAGATCAAATCAATCAACCCTGGTGCCTTCTACAACCCCGACACGCTGATCCTGCGGAAGTTCTTTCACGCTCCCAAGTTCCCGATCCCCCATCAGTCATGGGTGAAAGCATGAACTGGCCCGGACTAGCTCGCAACACCGACCCGCAAACCAGCCACGAGGCTGCAGGCAGCGTCGATGCCAACAGACTTGAGATGGTTGTGCTGGCCGAGTTCAGGAACGCAAAGAAGGGTCTGACCGCAGACGAACTAGCCAAGCGTCTGCCAGGACTCCCGCTCAACACGATAACGCCCCGTATAGCGCCGCTGGTGAGGAAAGGCTACCTGATGCCTACCGGACGCAGGAAAGCCGCTTCTGGACGGTTTCAACGGGTTTTGGAGTACGTCCATGACTGAACAGCGGACAGAACAATGGTTTCAGGACAGGCTGGGTCATGCGACAGGCTCTCGAGCCAGCGACATCCTTGCAGGCAAGGACACTCAAGCAAGGAAAGGCTACTTGACCCAACTGGTCACGGAGCGACTGACGGGTCGAGCGCAGGACTCGTTTGTTAACGCAGATATGCAACGGGGGATCGATGTTGAGCCGCTTGCAAGGGCTGCGTATCAAGCGAGTTACGAATTAACGGACGATGTTGGGTTTGTCAAGCACCCGCTGATCCGTTGGTTTGGTGCCAGCCCTGATGCCCTGGTTGGGTCTGACGGTCTGGTGGAGATCAAGTGCCCGCGGTCAACGACACACCTAGACTACATCCAGAGCGGCAAACCTCCGGCAAAGTACGTCCCGCAGATGCTGGCTCAACTTAGCTGTACCGGCAGGAAGTGGGTGGACTTTGTGTCGTTCGACGACAGGTTCCCGGAGCATCTTCGGTTGTTTGTAGTCCGGTTCCAGCCGACAGAGGAGGAGATCGAGAAGTTTGAGAGCAAGGTCAAAGAGTTTTTGTCTGAAGTCAACAACCTAATGGAAAAACTATGCCCATCGCATACGAAGTAATCGCAAGCACCGGAACCTACACAAACAAGCAGGGAGAGGAAAAAAAACGCTGGCAGAAGATCGGCGTTGTCATGCAAACCGCTAAAGGTTTGACTCTCAAGATGGAGTCAGTTCCTGTCGGCTGGGATGGATGGGCAACACTGGCTGAACCGAAGGCACGAGATGACGCACCATTCTGACCCTACCAACCCCGACCACTATAAAGGTGCTGTTGAGTGCATCGATGCCATTGCAGTCGCTACGGAAGGACTGCAAGGCATGGAGGCTTTCTGCACTGGAAACGCAATCAAGTATCTCTGGCGGTGGAAGAAGAAGAACGGCAGAGAGGATCTCGAAAAAGCTCAGTGGTACATCAACCGGCTTTTGCGATCATTGTGAGCGCATGGGAGCGGACTTCTTCCACCCTCCGTTCCCAGCCCTTACCGAACACATCCCAGGTCTTGAGTTCTTTCAGGAACGCCAGCCGCTTGTCGCAGTACAGGTTCACAAGGTCATTCGGCGCCATTGCCTGTGCAACTCGCAGCGTCATCGGCCCGATAACCCCATCAGGCTGAACTCCAACAGACTCTTGCAGCCACTTGGAGGCTCTGCCAACACCTGAGTTGATTGATGCGTCAAACACGCAGAAATCGATCCCTGCTGGCAGATCGTCACCCTTCACCCGATCCCAATACTTGGTTTTGTAGAGCGGGGCAACGTCGTCCGGCTGAAGATCGCGCATATCCTGTTCAGTGACAGGCTTACCGCACCACTCCTCCCAGATGTTCTTTGTACATCCAAGGTTGGTGATGCCACCAGGATCGGACGGATGGTTCACGAACCCGCCTTCATGATGAAGAACAGCTTTCAGTGCGTTGTCCCAGTTCGAGTTCATTTCTTGAGCATATCCTTCTGTTGACTGGAGTTGGACGAACCCAACCAGAAGTTGTACACGCTGGCAGTCTCTCGAGCCAGGACACCCAGCAGCAGCATCATTACATCGCTGCCAGTTAATTTCATGTACCCCAGCGCAGAACCGATCAGCAGGCCAAAGAACCCAGCAACGGTGACGATAGACAGCACAGCAGGGATGCGGCTCCTGGTGGCTACCTGCATCTCTCGTGCGGACTTCGTGTTCTCGACGTTCAACTCAAACAGCTTTGTCTGCTGAGCCATCTTCGCCAGTTCACCGTCCTGCTCTAGCTTTGCAAGCTCCCGTTTGGCAGCTTCAGCAGCAGCAGGGTCAGGCAAGACTCGATCAAGAATCTTGCCGCCAATGTCAAGGAGTGGGCCGAGTGGAAGCATCATCTTTTTCCTTTGCAACAAAGTTAGCCGCAGCATAGGCACCCTTCCGGCCTACCAACCCACCAACGGCGCCGATACACAGCAGCATGATGTCTTTCAGGATGGCTAGAAACTGCTGGTCGATAGGGCTGATGCGCTCGAGGTCATGCTCGACGAACATCACCGCATAGAGGATGGCTGCAACACTGCCGAACAGAATAAAGTTCAGCGTCAGCACCACCACCGACCACGTTCTGACTTCAATCTGTTCTGTGTTCATCGGCTTATCCCTGCAAGCGTTGCCATCAGCACTACAACAAAGAACATAGCACCAGCGAGATACTTCATTGATTCGCCTGATACCACGACCAAATATAAGCGACAGAATGGTAGAAGATGATGCCGCCGATCCCTAGCACTACAGCCAGCAGCATTCGCTCCTTCCGCTGCTTAAGACGTAGCTCGGCATCTTCCTCGGCCTTCTTCTTTGCCGCCAACTCAGCAGCTTTGCGCTTCTGGATGATAGCGTTGCGCTCCCGTTGGATCTCATCCCAGATGTCAGACTGTCCTGACCAGATGAGGTACTGCTTCAACTCATCGGTCATGTCGCGGATTTTCTTCGCAGCAATGACGGACTCTAGAGCCTCTGACATTGCAGACTTCTGCTGTTGCTCCGGCAGCTTTGCTCGTTCATCTGTTGACGCTTTCTGGATCTGATCCTGCGCGTCAAACAGTTGCATGAACTCGCCTAGACACTCCTTTGCGTCTTTGCCGACCTGGATGGCTTGTTTGATACCTGCGACCGCAGCCTGTGCAGCAGCAAGCGCGACCGCGATCTCTACCATCTCACACCTTCATAACAAGCCCAAGCAACAGCGCAATGATAAACGCAGCAGTCCCAATCAGTATCTGCTCAAGACGCTTGAGACGAGCGTTGATGCCCTCATAGCGGACAGCGCAAACCTGTTCATGCGTCATTAGCTTAGCCTCGACTTCGTTTGCGGTTGTCATGTCTTGATGATGAAGTAAACACCCAGGTATGGCGGTAGATTAGCATTCGTACCAGATGATCCGGTTGAACCTGTCGTGAAGGTGTGCGTATGCGCTCCAGCAGAACTAGACAATCCAGCATTAACACCAGTCGTTCCAGCAAGAATATAGCTTTCAGAGTTAGCCGACCACGCGAACGCACTGACTGAGTTGCTGCCATCAACAGACGGGCCTGCTCCTGGCGTCGGCGCACCAGTATTGCCAGAGTTTGCAACGACAAGGTGCTGGTGAGCGCCGTTAGAATCAGTCGTTCCAGTGTGAGTGTGGCTGACAACGATTGCGTCTTTGCTACCACCAGTTGAGTTAGCACTGTACGTCGTGCCAGCACCTACAGGGAATCGATCTCGGAAGTCTGGCAGGTTGAACGTAGTAGACCCGTCACCAGATCCAAATGCCGTACCGACTACCGCAAACAGCGCCGAATAGGTAGACCGCGACACAGCAGAGCCGTTACAGAGCAGGTAGCCCGTCGGAGCAGATGCAGTCCCCCACATCACCATGCCACCAGTCGGAACGTAGTTAGGCGCAGACGATACCCACCCGCTACCGTCAGAGGTCAGGACATTGCCAGACGTACCAGATGACGATAGGCCCGTCCCGCCACCGGCGGCTAGGAGTTGGTTCGATGCCTGATTGCCAGCTTGGAAGTCTTTCAACTGCGCCATCAACTCGCGGATGGCATTGTTGATGTTCGCCGGAGGGCAGTTCTCAGCGATATTGATGTTGTCAATATCAGTGTTGTTGTCTGGATTGGTGTCGAACTCGCTGATTTTTACTTTTGCCATTATTCCACCTCAACCTGCGGAGCCAACAATCCACGGCCAGCAGCAGGAATGTTGAACATTGTAGGCTCGCCACGTTGAAGCGGTCTACCCATCAAAATCTGGTTGATTAAATCATCAACCTGTCGTTGCATCATTTGTTCTGACGCTCTACGAGCAGCCAACCCAGTAACAGGCAAAGCCACAGCAGCAGCAGGCCCCCCGACAACGTAACCAGTACCAGCAGACAATGGTGCAGCGATAACACTCGTCGGAGA